CAACCCAAGTTGGCTTTAGAGCGTTTGGGAGCAGTTGAACTTCCGATACACAATAAGCTTTCCCAGCAAGTGATAGCAGAAAAAGCACGTAGTGTGAGAGACAAGGTTAGGCTTTTTGAAACACTTCTGAACGAAAAATTAGTGCAAATTCAGGTGCTAAAATCCGCCATCCTCGCACAAGAACTGCAAAGCGAGGCTGCATGAACGAAGCTGACACACGAGCAGAGCTAATAGATCCACAGCTTAAGGAAGCTGGTTGGATTAGTGGTGGTGATATTCGTGTGCAGCGTGAGTACAACATTAACGCTGGTGAGATACGTGTCGGCGGCGTTCGCACTGGGAAGCTTAAAGCGGACTACGTGCTTAGCTTCAAGAACAGAAAACTTGCTGTTGTTGAAGCAAAGAGTGACGAGTTAGATGTTAGCGAGGAACGTATACTTTATGGCCATAAAGATGGTGGTTATGGAATTTTATATTGGTTGCAACCAATACAGGTTGAGTATGAAGTCAGAGATATTAACAGTGCTCTTGACTTGGTAGATGAACTAGAAGAGGAAGTGACATGAAAAAGACAAAAAAGAAAGAATCTCTAACAAAAGCGTTGTTGCGACATTTTAATACTGAAACTGTTGCTGTAATTCATTCTGCATTTGAGGATTCACCACGAACAGTAGCACTTGTTAATGTAGATAAATCGTGGAGTGCAAAAAAGAAATTGGAAAAAGCATTTATGTTGACCAATTCAATTGATGATGCTTGGTATACGAGTGATCAAGTTGTGTATATTGGGCCGAAAAAATCATGTCGAAGCACTAGTGTGGGTGATATGGTATTGTTAGAGAATGGTAAAAAATTTAAGTGTGAACATACTGGATGGAGTGAAGTATGATACGAGAAACTACGATTAGTAAACGAATAGTTAATCTGGATGGCCCAGATGGTAATGCATATGTTTTAATAGGATTTGCTTCACGGTTATGTAGAGAACTTGGACGTAGGTATTTTGATGAAGAAAAAATACTTAAAGAGATGAAGAGTGAAGATTATATACATCTTATCAAAACATTTGATAAATATTTTGGTGAGTATGTTATTTTAGAAACAACAGATAAGAAATTGTTATTGATATGATACGATTTATTTTGGGATTTTTTACAATACTTACATCTGTCGCAGCTGTAGAAGGTACTGTTAGTATGGGTGTAGGTATTTTACTAGCAATAATTGGAACCATAATTATGGTATGGGGTCTTTCTGGTATGAACGAAAGGAATTTAGGATAATGTCAGGAACAATAAGGAAAATTTTACTTTCTACTTGTACATCTGCTCTATTAGTTGGTGGATGTCTTCAAACAACAGGGCAGAAACAAACTGCTGGAACATTAATTGGTGCTGCTGCTGGGGGTCTTGTTGGTTCTCAAATAGGAAGCGGTACAGGACAATTGGCTGCTACTGGTGCAGGTGTTCTTCTTGGTGCTTTGTTTGGTAATGAAATTGGTGCGAGTTTGGATAGGGCAGATAAATTGTTTGCATCAAAGTCAGCTCAATATGCTCTGGAAAATTTGCAAGATGGACAAACTACTAGTTGGACTAATCCTAATTCTGGTAATTCTGGTAGTGTGACTCCAGTAAATGTTTATACGTCTGGTGTTAGAACTGGTGAACAATATTGTCGAGAATATCAAACAAAAGTAACTGTTGGGGGAAAAACTCAATCTGCATATGGAACAGCCTGCCGTAGACCTGATGGTACTTGGGAGATTGTTGGATGATAAAGGCGTTGTTAGTTGTTATTAATGTTGGTATAAGTGGAGATTATACAACAGAAATGCCATCTATGAAAGAATGTCTTGAAATGAGAACAGTGATTGCAAAACAAGACCCTGATGTAGAAACTCTCTGTTTACCTGTAGCAAATGAAACTGCTAAGATACAAGAATTTTTTTGGATTTTCATGGATATGGTTGATCAAATAAAATCAAATGAGTTTGAATGGGATAATCTAGATAATCTAAATGATACAATACGAAGTGAAGAAAATAAATCAACGAATAACACTAGCGTATTTCGTTAGTCAAAAGGTTAAACTAAATAATGGTATGTTAACATTAACAGAAAGAGCTCAAGATTATTTGAAATCTGTTTCTAATGGTGGTTATGTATCCCTTGGCGTAAAGGGTGGTGGATGTTCTGGATACCAATACGTTTGGGATCATGCTAATAATCAACCAGATGTGAAATGGTCTGCTCCTATAAATGATGTATTGGTTCTTGACCCTATGGCAGAACTTTATATAGGGGGTAGTGTAATAGACTATGTAGAAGAACTTGGGGGGTCATTCTTGTCTATAAAGAATCCTATGCAAACAAGTTCATGTGGATGCGGGGAGAGTTTCAGTGTATGAATATAGTTGTAAAATTGTAAGGGTTGTTGACGGTGATACGGTTGATGTGGATATTGACCTTGGCTTTGGTGTATGGATGCATAATGAACGTATTAGATTACATGGTATAGATACTCCAGAATGTAGAACAAGAGACTTAGAGGAAAAGAAATACGGACTACTTGCTAAGGATCAAGTAAAATATTTTTTGCCTGAAGGCTCAATACAAACTTTAGTAACAGTCAAGGATAAAGCAGGGAAGTTTGGTAGAATATTGGGTAAGTTTAAGATGGAAGACCGTTTTTATTCTACATTAGCAACGACTCTTAATGAATGGATGATCCGACATCATCACGCTGCACCATATTTCGGACAAAGTAAAGATGAGATTGCAAAAATCCATTTGACTAACCGAATTATAGCGAGAGATGATCGGGATGATTACAATAACAGATAATTTTCTTGACAAGGACACACTTGAAGAGTTAGAAAACACTTCTATGATGTACTCTAAAGTACATTGGGTAGGCAGAGATGCGAAACCTGAGAACGCATTTCATAAGTTAGTTCACAAGATTTTTAATTCTGAACCATCATTTCAAGACCCATCTTTTGGTGTATTTTTCTGGAATACGGCTTCTATTATATCTGGTGCAACGGCATGGTGGAACATTCGACCAATTGACCCTAAACCGCATAGTGATTTAATATCATACTGCACATCTAATGGTGTGGATTATACACCTGACCCTGCTCCTACCACTACATTTATATACTATTTAAAAGCACCAGACAAGGGTGGACATTTGAATATATACACTAAACCATCAAAAAATCTACTGAACTGGAATGAATCAGAAACAGATTCCATAGCTGCAATACCAAATCGTTTAATATCCTTTCCTATAGATTACATTCATGCAGTACAACCATATAGTGGAAATCGTGTATCCATTGGAGTAATTTTCTGGAACAAGTTGCCAACCATATATGGGAAAACAAATTCAGATATAAATGACTCCTACGATAGGCCATGGGTGAAAAATGAGAACCAAGAAAGTAATAGAAAATTGACTGAAGATTATATTGGAAGTCAAAATGTACAATATTAAAGACAACTATACGTTTGTATCTCAAAAGGGAGATAAATGGGCCAGTGTGTGTATTCGTAAGGGTAAGTTCAAGAATGTTATCTACAACTACGGTAAAGTTTCTGTCAATCATAGAGAAGAAAATGACGATGGTTCCTTGCCTTTTCGTTTTGAATATACTATAATAGATAATGCATCATTGGAACGTGAAGAGTTTGGGGAAGATTTCTTCATAATGATTGGTGATATACTGGTAGACATTATAGAAGACCAGTTAAAGGAGAAGAATCTTGAGTACATCTCAGACGATTGAACGTACAGCTCTGACTCAACTTGTAACCAATGAGCAATATGCTCGTAAAGTATTACCCTTTATGAAGAAAGACTACTTCGCAGATAAGATTGAAAAAACAATCTTTGAAGAAATTACTAAGTTTGTTGATAAGTATAATAATATACCTACACAAACTTCATTAGAAATAGAGGTATCAGGAAGAAAGGATTTAAACGAGGAAGAGTTTAAAAAGGTTGTTGCAGTCATAAAGACATTGGAATCAACTGATGTGGATTTTGACTGGTTGGTGAATACAACAGAACAGTTTTGCAAAGATAAGGCGGTATATAATGCAATTTTGGAAGGAATATCAATCATTGAAGGAAAGGATAAGGGGAAAAGCCCTGATGCTATACCTAATATTCTTACAGACGCCCTTGCAGTTGGTTTTGATAATCGTGTTGGTCATGATTATCTTGTTGATGCAGATGACAGGTTTGACTTCTACCATACGATAGAGGAAAAGATTCCGTTTGATTTGGAGTTCTTCAATCGTATTACTAAGGGGGGATTACCACCCAAGACACTAAATATTGCACTTGCTGGTACAGGTGTTGGTAAATCCCTGTTCATGTGTCATATGGCAGCCAACTGTTTATCTATGGGTAGAAATGTACTTTATATCACCTTAGAGATGGCTGAGGAACGCATTGCAGAAAGAATAGATGCAAACCTAATGAATATCTCTATGGAAGATTTACATGACTTACCCAAACAGATGTATGACAATAAAATTGCTAAGATTGTCAAATCGACATCAGGTAAACTAATCGTCAAGGAATACCCAACTGCTTCAGCACATACTGGACATTTTCGGGGTTTAATTAAAGAATTGGCAATTAAGAAATCGTTGAAACCAGATATAATTTTTATAGACTATTTGAACATCTGTGCATCAGCCCGTTTTAAAGGACAAAATAATGTTAATTCTTACATGTATGTTAAAGCAATTGCAGAGGAACTTAGAGGTCTGGCGGTTGAGACAAATGTGCCGATTATGTCAGCAACCCAAACTACTAGATCAGGTTTTACCTCTACGGATATTGGTCTTGAGGATACATCTGAAAGTTTTGGTTTACCTGCCACGGCTGATTTCATGTTTGCACTTATATCTAATGAGGAACTTGACGAACTCAACCAGATAGCAATAAAACAGTTGAAAAATCGGTATAATGATCTTACAGTAAACAAACGCTTTGTGGTTGGTATAGATAGAACAAAGATGCAATTATTTGACATAAAATCAGAAGAACAGAATGATCTTGTAGACGCTAACCAGACAGAGTTTGCAGAACCAGTGTTTGATAATACAGATTTCGGAGAAGATTGGAAGGTTTAAAATAAAAAGAGGAACATATTATGGTTGCAGTACTGCTACAACTATGGGAGCGATGATGACTCATGAAAATTTCAAAAAGTTAGATTTGAGAAAAGAGATTATAAAGATGTTAATTCATAACAATGGACGAGTATCTGAAAAATCTGTATGTGACAAATTGAACATACAACCAAATGAAATACCTTGGGGATATAAGATTGGTTGGAGTCGTTGTTTACAGCCAGATCAGACATTTCACTTGTTTATGAATGATAAAATATCTTCAGAGGAATTTACATTATTTCCAGACAATTTTACTGGAAAATGTTGTACATGAAAAAGGAATTATGATTATGGCAGTATATACTATAGGAACACCAATAATAGATACAGGAAAAGTGTTTTTTCCTATCTATTGTCAGCATAAGGTAGAAGGAGTTTATCTATATACTTATATACAAGGTAATAGAACTCAAGCAGAAAATTATATCGCAAGTAGGAATTTAAGTGGAATAGGATGAAATTTTGGGTGTATGATCATGGGAGTGCTGTAAAGTCTATTATTGATGAACACGATAAGGCTGTTGGAACTATTGCTCCACAAAATGGAGAATGGATTGTTCACTTTCATAAGCATGAATGGAAAATCCAGCAACATTCTGAAGGTGAGTATTTTGGATTGACAGGGACACATAATATGAAATTTGAGAGTTTCGAGAAAGCCGAACAGTGGTTGTCAGATTACAATGGTTGTCAAAGATTTGGTTTGCTCTTGGAATTTGCACCAGACGGAAAGATAATTGAAGAAACTTGGGAAGATACATGAAATATGTATGAGGAGAGAGAGAATGTTTAGATATGACTTACTTGCAGCATTAGTAGTTTTCTTTATCTGGGCAGCTTTGCCTGGTGGGATTTTACATAAAGACAGAAGTTCCGAATTGATTATAGATTTTGTACCAATTAAAAATGTTGCCGAAGCACGGTATATGCATTTAACTTATAATGATAGGAAAGAAGATGGAACTACTATACGAAGGTAAAGCAAAAAAGATTTTTAGTTCTGTGGCGTTTCCCGATTGCGCTACTATGTATTTTAAAGATGACGCTACTGCATTTAATAATGAGAAAAAGAGTTCTTTTGAGGGAAAGGGTGAACTTAACTGCTGGATTAGTCAGCATATGTTTCAACTTTTAGATCATTTTCACATTCCTACTCATTATGTTAAAGGATTAAGTGAGAAAGAATTAGTAGTAAAATTATTGGATATTATTCCAATTGAAGTCATTTGTCGAAATGTAGCAGCTGGTTCATTTTGTAAGAGGTATGGAATTTCACATGGTAAATTGTTTGAAAGTCCAATTGTTGAGTATTGTCTGAAAGATGATGATTTTGGTGATCCACTGATTAATTCAGATTCAATTATTGTTCTGGGATATGC